CTGCGTATGGAACTAATTTAGCTACACTGCGTTGTTCAATCTTCGGTGCGTTTGTCATTTCTCTCACTTTCATGCTCGCACAGCTTGGCTAAATAGTGCTGCGCCTTTTTCAAATCTTCGATGCCGTTCTTATCACGATAGCGGGATAAATACTTTATGCAATTACCCTGCAAATATCCAGAGAACGCTTCTGCCGACATCCAAGACTCCATTGCTTGCCAAGGCTGAACGCTCTTTGAGGCGTAATGGTCTCCGCCGACTTGGTGTGTATCAATACTCATTATCTTCCTCTCCTTCTAGATAGCAGAACAAATCATAGCCCTTCAGCATTGCATCATCCGCCATCACCTAGTCTCCGATTGAATAGTAATGTTTAGCCGTTCACCAACTCTAACGCTGTCAAAAAACTCTTTGCCGCAAGGCCATTCCAGCGCAGCCGAACAAGTCCACCAAGGCGTCCCATCGCCGAGATAAAGCAGCTTCAGCGTGTATTGAAACGCATTGCCGCCGCGCTCAACAATGGCTTTGCCTATGATTTCATATCTATTGACGCTCATCATCATCTTCGTCCTCCCCATCTAGATAACAGAACGGATCATAACCCTTTAGCATTGCATCGACTGCCACCATAATAGGCCCACTGATACGCACCTTTCCAGATTCCATCTTGCGTATGCTTGTTGCGCCGTTGTCTGGCGATAGGCGAAGTGCGTCAGCCATCTCTGTTACGCTGTAGCCCATGCGGTGACGGGCAAGCTTTAGCTTTTCAGGCGTCATGCCTCTGCCTTGCTTTTGTAAAGGCTGTTGCAGATGCTGCTATGATCTCTGTGCATAATTCGTCCTATTGCGAGCGTTGAATAGCCCTTCTCACGCAACATCACAACACATAGACGCCTTACCTTGACCAGCTCCTTTGGTCTCCAATAGCCTAGAATATCTTCAACTGTGTAACCATGTTCTTTTGCGATTGCGTTAATGTCTGCTAAGTTTTTTTCTTTTGGGGTCATGCCGAGAGTGTCAACAGGAACTGTTTCTTCTTCTTCCCAGATTAAATCATCTTCAAACATTTCCATATCCTTAACCTTCTAGCAATTCACGGGAGCGCATTTCTTCGTAGCGATAGTCTGCTTCATCGTCGCTGTGGTCGCAGTCCGCTTGCCATATCAGCTCCTGCAATGTGCCAGCAGGGTCTTCGTCATATTCAATTATGGCTGTCAGCAGTTCAATCTCCTGAGAATCGCTAATGCCGAACGAATTGCTATTAAGGACTGCTGCGTAACCCGATTGCTGCCATTTTTCCTTTTGGCGTTTATGTTCTTCGGTGTAAGCGTTTAGTGCGTCGATAGCGTCTTGCGCTAGTTGTGTGAGTTTCTTGCTCATGCGTCTTGCTCCACAAAATCAGGGCATAGCAATGCCTGTGTTACGATGGCTGCAGCGCAATCTTCTGCGCTTGCATAACGTTCTGTAAATTCACGGCCCAGCGCGTCAGCACAAGCATCTAAAAGAATGTTGCTAGTGATGATGTATTGGCGCGGATCAGCGCACGTTTCAAATTGGCCAGCGCGAATCTGCTTTGTTAAAAGCCCGTCGATGCGTTCAAATGCGGCTAGTGTAATTGTCATGCGCTCTCCCCTTGCCTTTTAATTGCGATAGCCTCGCAATACAGTTCGTGGCATATATGGTCTATGGCTTCAATTCTGTCGTAATGCTTAGCGCGGTCAAATTTGCATTGCTCGCTGTTCGCATAATCTCTGCCATTTGGCGTTACCTCAAGCAAAGTCTCTATCGCTTGGCGTAAGTTTTTGAGTGCTTCCATACGCGGCTTGATAAGGTCATCTGCGCTAGAACCGTTTATGTTCATCATTGGGGTTATCATGCCGCGACTCCCTTATCTGCGCTTATGGTTGGAGCCATGGAAAAACGTCCCCAAGGCATAATTTGTTCAACGCCATCCCAAACCTTGATGCCGTAACGCTTGCCGTCGATGTCGGTGACTGTTTTTTCCGTGCGCTTAGCAATGCTAACACTAATTATTGTGTCATAATCGCAAATGCTACGAGTGGAGTAAGTGGTGTTTGCTTGAAACTTAGTCATTATCAGTCTCCTTGTTGGCGGGGAAAATCCCCTGGCTGATGCACATTCTATGTTACAGATATTTTTTAAAGAAAAGCGTTTTTTTCATTTAATTACGATTTTTGTCGTTTTGCGTGTTTAATCGCAGCAATCGCCCAGGCTTCGGGTGCGCCCTTGTATTTACCCTTAGCCCAGTGCTTGCGTATTTCATCCATGGATATGCGTCCAAGGTCATATTTAATCAGGTCGCACATCAATTTGGTTGCAGCGCTCACCTGACTGTAAATTCCCCATCAATCAATCGAAGGTGACCAAGCTCTTCACCAATACGCAACCAACGCTCTGGTTTATCTGTAAGGTCAACAGGCTCGCCAACGCGCAGCGACATAATAAATTCATCGAACCTTGCTTGCGTGTGATTTGAACAGATCAGAAGTGCCTTGTCCTTTCGGGTCGTGCGCGGCGTGTAGCTATCCAATATCTGTAAGCACTGGCGAGGCGTGGGGAACCAATCAAGCTCCTTGCAGACGCGCTCAGTCATGTAGCTAAGGGCTTCTTTCGTGTAGCCGCCAAGGATGCGTGCATAGACTGCTGTTCGCATCTGTCCGCTTTGCTCGTCGGTGTTCTTGCTTGGCAGGGTTGCTTCAATGAATTGCAGTTGCTTGGCAAGTTCGCGGGTTTCAACTGGGATGTTCTCAACAGGCATCGCTAACGCAAGAGACCGTAGTTCATCGCACTCTGCTACCGTAAGCTCAGAACGGCTCATCAGCTCGTCCATCCGCGACGTATCGAAGTGCTGCGGCAAAGCCGTTTTGGTTTCCACGTTGATTAGTTGTCCGATTTGTTGTGCCATTCTTCTTTCCCTCTACCCAATCTGATTTGAATCCCTGCCATCCTCGTTCAATGGCTTCCGTAATTGCAGCCTCTAGCGTCCATCCCGCCTGTGCAGCTTCACGCTCAATGCCTTTCAATGCGGTTTCAGTGAAAGCTGCTTTGCGATGGTTCTTCCAATCCTTCCAAAGCTGGTCACAAAATCCATCAGGCTTGGCAGCGGAAACGCTCCTGCGTTTTGCTGTTAATACGTTAGTATTAACTTCTGTATCTGTATCTGTATCTGTCTCTTGGCCCGTTACTGAAACGTTTCGTTCCCGTTTCATAGCGTTATGCTGCTGTTTTTCCCTGTATCTTTTTACACGGTTTGTGCTGTTATCGCTTTTGTATTGCAGTTCATCCCATGCAACTGGTGACAGGTTTTCATCAACCAAATCGACCTCTTGCAAGCGCCTTCCAATCTCATCTAATTCACGCAACTGCACGCCTAACTTGACGGCAATTTTACGCGATCTGAGATTGTCATTTGGCGTGTCCAGAAGGCCATCAGCCTTTAGGCAGCATAAAGCAACAAAGTGCCAGCGATCCTCGAAAGCTAACAGGCGCAGCTTTTCGTCATCAACTATTCGGTGATATAGTCGGAACCATTGTAAGCCACTCATGACGCAAACACTTGCGCGATGGTTCTGTGGCGTGTATTACTCAACATAGCAGTGCCTCCTAAGACTAGGCGTTGTTAGAGCGGGTCGAGTGCCTTTCCTCTCTTGGGCACTCCCCGCTCGCTCTCCTATAACCGAAAAGACGGATTTGTAAAAGCGAATTTTTGGCAGCGTTGACAGGCATTGTACAATGCTGGTATTTACCGCGCTGGTACTCCTTACCGACACAAACTTGGGTGGCTTCGGTCACCCATTTTTATTTGGTCTCCCGAAGATCGTGATTAGGGAAAAGCGCAATAAAGACAGCGCGACGAAGGGGCCAGTCCCTGACTATTACCCCTTTTACATCTTCCGTGACCAACATCCCGTTTTCGACATATTCAAAATCAGATTTATATCCTACGCGCCTACCGTTGGGATGTTTAAGCTGGCGACCATTAATCACGAACCAGTATTGCGGGTGGATCATCAGGTCGCTGATCTCGCCAGCATCTTGCAATGCGTGTAGCTCGTTGCAGCGTATAGCCTCACGTTTGCTGTCATGGGTATGACCAGCATTGCACTGTGACTTGACGGCACGATATTTGCCGAAGCGTTTCATGCGTTAAGTTTCTTTGCCACCAGGCGATCTAGTGCGTCATTAGCTGCAAGCCATATACCTAGTTGTGGTTCTGTGCGGTTGCTTTTCCAATTAGACAGCGTGACGCGAGTGATGCCAGCTTCGTTTGCTATCTGGTAAGCCCTGATTTTATGCGACCTTGCAAGCTTGAAGAAGTCCGCAATCGTTTGCTCTACATTGGTCATATTAAACTTTCTTTCGGTTGGTAATAAAAAAGGCTTTTAATCTTCTGTAAATTGATTACAAGGGGTTTGGCAAATAAAAGGAGATACCACAATGCCAGTTCATAAAAAGATTAACGAAGCGCGTATTGCCTTTCACGCACTACCGCTTAAAAAGTCCGGCCATAACACGTTTGCTGGATACAAATATTTTGAGCTTTCCGACTTTGTGATTCCAGCCCTTCGCATCTTTAACGATGTCGGATTGTGCGCGATCATAAGCTTTTCGGAAACCACAGCATCGATGCACATTGTCGATGTAGAAGATGGAACACAGGTAATCATTCACAGCCCAATGGGTTCAGCCAATCTTAAAGGCTGTCACGAGATTCAGAACATTGGCGCTTGTGAGACTTACTCAACCCGCTACCTCTGGACAGCAGCCCTTTGCATTGTCGAGCATGACGCACTGGATGCCACCACAGGCAAGAGCGAACCAGCGCCTCGCATTAAGTTTATCAGCGATAAGCAGTTTGCTGAATTACAAGCATTGGTAGACAAAACCAAGACCGACATGGCTTTGCTCTGCAAGCATTACAAAATTGACGCACTCAAAGAATTGCAGGAAACCCGCTTCGATGCGGTCAAGGCTGCATTAGAAAAGAAGCTGGCATGACAGACGCAGCTATTATCCAGAGGTCACCCCAATGGTTTGCAGCACGTTGTGGAAGCCTTGGCGCTTCCCAACTGGCAGACGCCCTAGCTAAGACTAAATCTGGCTGGGGAGCGTCACGCGCCAACCTTCGTGCAACCCTTGTGGTCGAACGGCTCACAGGCCAGCAAGAAGAAGGCTTTATCCGCAGTGCAGCAATGCAGTGGGGAGTTGACAAGGAAGAAGAAGCCA